TCGCAGGATAGACCACCGGATCATCGGGATCCTCATAAGCCAGCCGGATGAAGCCATCCGGGAGCTGGTAGGCGTGATCCCAGTTGTAGGTATTCTCAGTCTCGTCATCCTCCCCGGCCTGGGCGAGCTTGGCCCGAGTCTTTGCAAACCTCCAGTCCTTCTCGGAGAGGACCTCTTTGAGCACGTACTCCCACACGGCCAAGGCGTCGTCAGCCTGCTTCGACGTATCCGTAAGCGCCGTGAGCCGCCTGACTCCGAGACGAGTCACCGCCAGGTTGAGAATCCCAAGCTTGTCGTAAGCCATCGTCTACCCCTTAATCCGCATGAACACCTTCAGATTTGGATCGGTTCCGCCCGTGACGGCCGGCCGGATCTTGTGGACGTTCTCCAGCACCTGCTCGATTTTGTCGGCAGTGAAACTGAGGGCGTTGCCCTGGGCATCGTTCAGTGTGGGCCAGGTCGGACTCTCGCCCGGGTCATTGTCCCCCTGGATCGCTACCGCCGCCCCAGCTCCAAAGTCGCCTTTGACGTGGAGGGAGATGTCCGTGTGGTGAGTAATCTCAAAGGGCTCGCCGTCATCATCGGTGGTCAGGCCCTCCCACTTCACGAGCTTGTATCCCGTGCCCTGAGCAATTACGCTGTACGCGCGAGTCGTCATATAGATCCCCTCACAAGAAAAAGTAAAATTGAAAGCACGGTTGACCTCTTCCTCCGCCTGTACGTCACCACGAATTCAGAGGGCGTGGAAGCGGGTGTCTCAGTCCCGTATTCCGGCCAGTAATCGGTCGGCCAGTATGCGGTTGACCCAGCCGGCCAGTAGTTCGCATGCCAGTACCCGGGCGTCATTCAGGCAGACCCTGTTCAATCGCTTTCGAGATCTCGCGCTTCGATATTGCCGGAAACTCCTTAATCAGCCTGGCGTAGACGTTGTGACGCTTGTACTCTCCGGAGGTCCCGGGAGAGCTCGTTGCCTCTTGTTCAAAACAGAGGACCTCGGCCCTGGCCAAAAGAGCCGCAGCCACGGAGTTACGCTTTTTCAGCTCCTCCTCGATCCATTCTTCAAAAAGGCCGCTTCTTATTAACAGCCACAAACCAAGTTTAAATATTAGCTTTCTCATGTTCCGTCCCTTGTACCGACCGCGGTCCGGTTCCCGTCACCGTCCACCGTTGCGCTGATCCTGTTTTTCGTGTCTCCGATATCCCTGAAGACTACGGTGGCCGTCCCTCCACCGGAGGATTTACCCGTTAGGGCCGCAAGCAACAGCCTCAGCGCCTGGCGCAGCGTCGTCGTCCCTTCCACCACCTCGTCAAGGATCTCATCAACAGCATCCGCAGCGAGCCCGGCCGCCGCGATCGCATTGGCCGCAAACGCGGCCGCCGCGATCCCGCCAGCGCCAATCGCATAACCTGTTTTATCTCCCACCTGGAGAGCGTTGGCATCAATCCTGTTTGCGACGGTAAAAACGATTTGGTCTGTAATCGCCTTGATCAGCGCCAGGTGAGATCCAGCTGCTTCTATCGCCGTTTTCACCGCTGCCGGTGTATGGTCCGCGCTTTGAGCGGTATGATTCCCCGCGAGGAGAGTACCTACTATACGGGTGAGAAGCGTGTCGATATCTGCCGGGAGGTTGAGCGCTCCGAGCTCTCCAAGCCTGGCCTCTGTACAAACCGAGGCAAGCGCCGCGTTGTCAGTCCCCCTCATGGTCGCCCCATCGAGGTTAACGACATCCGCCGCAATGATGTCTAAAATGAGATCGAGCCTGCCGCCGTTGATCCAGTCCGTAAGAGCGCCCATCCTCGCTGCCGTCACCTCGTTGGTGTTAGCCAGTTGGGCATCGAGATTGAGCCCGCCAGCGTCGCTGATCGGCAGGCCGCCAGCCGCATCGGCCGCTGCGTTAGGCAGAGCTGTGACTCCCAGCCTCACCGTATCGTGCGGATCGAACGAGATTGTGAACACCTGAACGGTCACGGGGATCGCGCCAGACCCCGTAAACGTGAAGGCGATTAAATTGTAATTAGTCTCGGCCTGCGCTGGAGCATAGGTGTGATAGCCGTTGCCTTCATGGGTACAGGCTCCGGACCCCACCGACCCCGCAGCCTGAGATCCCGCATCGCCGCAAACGTAGACAGTCACAGCGCCGGTAAACGCTGTGCCATCCGCCGCAGTGATCAACTGTCCCCCGATTCTCTGTCCTGCAACGTTCTTTCTCATCGCAAAAGCCCCGGTTGAATTATGACGTTAGAGTTCCTCGCCCAAGCCGCCTGAAAACCTCCCCCGCCCGCCCCGATATTATCCGCTGACCAGTTGTCGATTACGATCGTTGTCGCATCGACGCCCCAGGCATAGACCCCTACAGGACCGGCTGCAGTCACGCTGGAATCAGTGAACGTGAAGGATTGAGCAAGATCATTGATGTATAGGTCGATGTTTCCATTCGCTTCGGATTCCAGACGGCCCTCTAAGTAATCTCCTTGGGCAATCGCCTTATTGGACGTGCCAACAACTGTGTATGCTCCTGCGTCGTACCTGTACACCCTTGGTCCATAGCTCGTGTCGTAGCTCCGGACGAAGAGCATCAGATAGTTCGTGCCATGCCGGAAGATCAGCCCGTTATATCGGTTTGCGCTTAGGACCTGGACTTTGCCTTTCTGCTTCGCCGTAAATGTATCGGCATTCCAATAGGCCCCGCAGTTGTTACCTGCGACTCCCGCCCCCACGCCGGTGGACGAGAGGATCTGCATCGCCGATAGTCCGTTGCCGGTGGTCCAGTTCGCCCCCAGGGAGGCCCTATTGAAATCATCTGATACTGGTAGCGACATTTAAAACTCTATCTCCCCAACTTTGGAGCGATCAAAGACCAGGCCGGTAATCACTGCGTGGAGAACCTCGCGTATTGTGGTTGTCGGTGTGATCCAGGATGTATCGATGCCCTTTGCCATCATCCAGTCCCGGACCGCATTCCTCCGGGCGGGGGAGAGTGCAGTTACCGGGTCCGAGAGCCTAAGCGTAAACAGATAATCGAATCCCTCATGTTTCTTGTAGGCCGTTTGCGCGAGACGCATGATTTTGATGAAATACGCGATTACGTCGCCCATCCTGTGGGACCCTGTGACCCACGTCGCGCTAAGGCCGTTACCTTCTGCCTCTGCCTGCAGCGCCGTTCTGAATCCCGAATCGTGCAGAGCAAACGGCAGCGCCAGGCCGTTGCGCTCCCCATCCACGCCATCATAAATCGGGCTCAGAGGGATTCCGTACCCCTGAGAAACAATATAGCTGTGATCGGTGCCGGAGGCCCCTACTCGATTCAAGAAATAGCGCCGCTGCGGAATGTCGTACCCGATGATGCCGCCGCCCAGCGGTAGATCATGGATCGGAGATCGATATGGATCGAGAAACGAGCCGCTCCCAATCCCTTTTGACAGATACCAGCGGATCACTCTTTTTTTTCCCGCCTTTCTATAAGGGAAGCACCCGGCTTACTCTTCTTCTCTTTTCGACTTCTTCGCCGGGGGTTCTTCTTTCACCACGAGATCGAAGTGGCGGATCTTTCCTTTCGTCCTCGGGACGTCCTTGTCACTGAACCGCATCCGGTCTCCGACTTCAAAGCGGACGCCGGCATGAAAACACGGGGTGCTGCAGATATACTCCTTTAACTCAGCCATGATTAGACCTCCTGTGATGGATAGGGGAAAGGGCGGAGGGTATCGGGTGTAGGAAGTCCCACACCCTAAACCCTACACGCCACTCCCTAGTTTATTGTTTTGTGGTCAGGTAGCAGTCTACCGCGCCTGCATCAAATGTCCCGACAATCGTGTACGTGACGCCCAGATACCGGGAAACATTCTTTGGCAGTGGGATGAACAGCGAATACCCCTTAACCAGGGTAGCTGCGGCAATGGCTACAGAGGAGACGAGCACGGCGTTTGCCGAAGAGGCGCCATGCATCACGTCAACCCGGACGCTCGTCCCGCTGGCGAGCGTAACCTTCACCACGAACATCACCCCCACCTCTGCGCCTGCGCCAAGATTGGGGTTAACCACCTCGAGGTCGAGGGGAAAATTCTCGGAATTTGCTGTTTCTGTCAGCAACTGATCGGTGCTGAAAGCAAGCAAGCTATCAAGCAACATGTCACACCTCCTGTTTAAAAATAGGGTGAAGGGTTCAGGGTGTGGGGTATAGGGAAAGATCTGACTATCCCCTACACCCAACCCCCTACGCCCTTGGTTATGAGATTGCGGTCTCCGTGTCCAGAATCGCGTCGCAAAGCCTCACGGGATAGCCGTTGAAGCTCAGCACCGGTCCGCCGCCATCTAAACCCTGATCTCGCGTGAAATGGACATTGGATTTGTCCTTCAGGCGAATCCACATCTGGGCCATCATGGTCCCGTTGGTGTAGATCTTGATCGCGGAGCGATTCTTGCCCCGGCTGGGCAGTCTAGTGATCGCCTGGATGAGCAGGTCCTCGTTGAAGATGTTGTCCGCGCCCGAGGTCTCAATGTTGGCGATTCGCTGGATTCTCCGGTCATCGGAGATGAAAAGCCCGCACTTCCACATGAAATGGGATCGGAGCACTTCGTACAACGTAGTCGTACCCTTCGTCACTTTTCCCAAGTCTTCGAAATCGATTCCGGCTTTCGATCCCCTGGGATAGAGCAGCGTGCACTCGTCGGGATCCCACTCGACTACAAAGATCGAGGTGGTATCCGATCCGGATCCTCCGTTCAGCTGCACGTTGTAAGGCCAGCCGGTATCACCGTTAGGCCTGGTTGTTGAGACGGCGTACCTCGTGGCAAGACCGTTAAACGACGCGGGGTCCGTGCCGATGCTTCCGTAAAAAATTGTCGTCGCAATCTTCTGACCCATGCCGGCGATGTGCTTGCCGTCCTTGCGCTGCCTCCACTCTTCTTTTTTGGGCTGAATGCGGTACTCCTCGTAATCCACCTCAGCGTAGTCCTCGGCGATGGCCAGGCCATCGATCACCGGACGGCTCTTTGCGGCACTGGGGCTGACACCGGTGTTGAAGGTCCGGAATCCCGGGCTTGGCAGGGCCGCGTCCTGAGATCCCTTGTGACTGAAAATTTGGTTCGCCTCCTGGTAGGGAGCGTCAGCGAGAATGTCGTTGGTCCGGGCCAACGTGTTTGCGATGTGAATCAGGTTCTGGTCTGCATACTCATTGGCAATGTCTACCATGGTGTAGTATTTGCCGAGATCGATTTCCGCCATGTTTGTTCTCCTTCTTTAGTTGGTCAGGGCAAAAAAAGGGGCAAGTCAGTGAGTCGGCACCGACCTGCCCCTTTTATTTCTTGCGTCCCTCCGGACCCGGCCAGGCCCGGGAGAGAACCCTGATTTTTAAGAGGGCACGGGGTGAAAGGGCCCGGGTGTATCCACACCCTGAACCCTACTCCCTACACCCTATTGTGTTGGTGTTTTGTCGTACACGAGCCCGGTCTTCTTGTTCGCGCCGTCACGATCGTGTGCGCCCGGTGGGCTCGTATCCTCTCCCGTGAGCTTGGCTACGTTGATGATGAAACGGATCATCCTCGCGTCGTTTCCGATCTTCGTGTCGTTCAGGAACGCATCAAACTCCGTGTTGCTCAGCTTCTTCCAGACCCTGCCCGCGAGTGACACGGCCTCTTTATACTTCTCTTCGCCCCCGAGCTCTTTCTTCAGCGCATCCTCGGCATCGGCCCTGGCCTTCGCTCTTGACTCGGTCTCGGCTTTTGCCATCTCCGCGATTAACGTGTTCCACTCGGCCCCGATCACGCTGGCCTGCTCTTTGGTCAGGTTGGCCTTATGAAAGGTCTGCTGACTCCAGGAGACCATCTTCGGATCGGCCTCTCCGCCCTCGGGCTTCGGCATCTCGTATTCCTCGGCCTTGTCGGGCCGTCCGATAGCCTTGTAGTACGCGGTCTTCTCTTCGTCCGTCGCTTTCTCGGAAAGCTTCGGGATCGAATTCGAGAGCCGGCCTTCGAGCTCGGTGACTTTCGCTGTCTTCCCGTCTAGGTCCTTAACCTTCCCCACGGTCTCGATGTGGGCCTTCGCAAAATCGCCCAGCGTCTTGTACGAGGTAAAGGTTTCATTCTCTTTCAGGTCAGCAGGTAACTGTGCTCTCCACTCACCTCCAGGTAGCCCATCGTTGGTCCCATCGGGTGCTGCTTCTGGCATAAACGATTCCTCCTTTGAATTTTGTCACAGGCCAGGGCCTGTGCTATTTCTCATCTTTCGGCGACTTCGAATATTCCAGCTTGGCGGAATTCATCATCTCCATCGCCTTCTTGGTCTTTTCCATCTGGGCCATCATGTCCTCGCTCTTTTTCTTGGCCCGTTCGTGGCGCTTCGGATCGGCCATGATCTCACCCATGCGCTGCATCGTTCGAGCATCATCCTCCGTCTGGTACTCCATCTCTTTTTTCTTCGAGGGTCCGTTCATTCTTCGTCCTTTCTTGCTGGCGTCACATTGCAGAGCGCCATGACCACGTCTTTCCGTGTCTCGGGTCCCAGTATCCCGCAGCTCGCGAGGATTGAGATCCCGACGTTATGCTCCGCGATCATCGCCCGGTTATCCGGGTCGAGTGTGCAGCCGAAATGACACTGGGCCAGAATGTCACTGAGCACCTCTCGACCAATCCCCGAGAGCAGCACCTGCCGATACTTGAGCTGGAGCTCGTCCTCTTCGCTCCCCTCCTGCATCTCCATCATCATGCGCTGAGCCGGCCACTCGGGTTCTTTTTTCTTCATGCGGTGGCCCCTTCTTCACTCGCAGCGCCCATCAGGGCCTCAAGCGGACTTCCGGGCTCAACAGCCTTGCCCGCTCCCGGCAGGGCCTTTG